GATTAAATAACCTCGCAGGAGATCATGCGAATACAAATAATGCCGACATCAGAGTTGTTAGTCACAGTTCAAACTATAAGATGTCAATCGAGGATCATAATAATACCTCTTTAATGGTTTTAAAGGGTGATGGTAAGATTGGTATAGGAACTGATAGTCCATCTAACTTTTTACATGTCAAAAATTATACATCTGCTAGCAATTATGTAACCGTCGAAAATACTACTACCGGTAATGCAGGAATTAGACTAAAAAATAGTGCTGGAGACTATCTAATTTTTGCAAATGCTGATTTAAGATTTTATGATCTTGCTAATAATGTAGACAGACTTCGTATAACTTCTGCTGGTGATGTTTGTATTGGTGGTCACTCTTCAAACTATGCAAATTCTCCACTAGAAGTAAGAGGCACAAATGCTGGTGGAGATGTTGCCATTAGGGTTACAAATAATTCAACAACTGCTGGTACACAAGCAGGAATTATATTTACAACAACCACAGCAGATTATACAACTGCTGGCATTGCATATGAAAGGGGAGGAACTGCGGATGCCCTTAGATTCTATGTTGGTCAATCTTCTGGCGCTGGTGGATTTGATAATGCAACAGAAAGACTTCGTATAACTTCTGGTGGTAATGTAAATATTGGAAATAAAAACCATCTCTCCCATCATTCCACTGTAGATTCATTACAGATTGGATATGCTCTTAATCTTTACGAAGATTCTTATACTAATGGAACTGATAACTACGTTGTTTTAGGAAATAACGTATATTATAATAATGGCAACAAATATATGCGTAATGATGAAGCATCACGCATAATGATGCAAGCTGGAACTTTCTACTTCCAAAGTGCTGCAACAGGAACAGCTGGCAATGCCATATCATTTACGGACGTACTTCGTATAACTTCTGCTGGTGATGTAGGTATTGGTGATAATGCACCAAATAATAATTACGGAACGAACTTAAGTGTTCATAGCACTGCGACAGATGGTGCAAGACTTAAGTTAAGTGATGGAACGACTGGAAAAGGAAATCTTGATGGTCTTGATATTATATCAACTGGTGGAGTAGCATATTTCATCAACCGTGAGAATGCTGATATATCATTCTCAACAAATGGATCAGAAAGACTTCGCATAACTTCTGCTGGTGATTTACAAAGACCAAAGAGTTTGTCACAAGAAGTCAGTACTTCTGTATCTTCAGTATCTGCGACATCATGTGGATCATTTGCCAAGGCAACCTATAGATCTGCATATGTTATTGCCCAGATTACACAAGGATCTTCATATCAGGTTGGTCGTTATCTTGTCATTCATGACGGAACAACTGCCACGACCGTTGAAGAATCTGCGATTGCGACCGGAGATATGTTGGGAACATTCAGTGGTGTGGTGAGTGGTTCTAATGTCGAGTTCAGAGTCACGATGAGTAGTGCATCATCTGCCACGGTGATTACTAAGATTGAATCAATCGTCGTTTGATAATCTAAATACTATGATGGAGATACATCAATAAATGGCAAAGATAAGAGTTGGATTTAGTTCTGATTTTAATGTATCTGGGCAAAAGGTAGGTATTGGAACCGCAAATCCAACTGCTCTTTTAGAAGTTGCCGAAACTGCCAAGGCAGATTTTAATATTACCGGTGTCACGACACTGACATCTTATGGTGGTTTTGTAGCGCAGAATCAAAATATTACAGAACCAACAGTAATTAAGAGAACGACAAGTAAATCAGGAACTCTTGATAGTATAAATGAAAGAGAAACTGGATTTACAGAACTTGGCAGTGTTGGTAATAGTCAATCCTTCAATACTCTTTCAGAAGATCTTGTCGTAGAAGACGGAAAGATTTTCAGTATCCATAATACTGAAATGGTTGGTTCTACAACCATTGGTGAACAGGATCCACATACTCATGCATCACATGTCTCTGCAGGATCACTAGAGCAAGTATCAGTCACTGGACACTTCTCTGTTCCTTGTGGTGGAATTAATGAAAGGCAAGAAACACCAATCGAAGGAACCGTAAGATTCAATGATGATTTGAATACACTTGAGTTTTTTAATGGTGTTGAATGGAGACAATTTACTTACAATCAAGGACAGAGTGGTCGTGCAGTATTTGGAAAAGGAGGAAGTCCAAACACACTACAACCGTATCAGTATTTAAATATAAACACAAGAGGTAGATCTGAGTATTTTGGAGAATCTACCACTAGTAACTACATATCGTGCAATGCTTGTGGAGATGGAATTCGTGGATTGTGGGGTGGTGCTATTTCAGCAAACACAGATGTTATAGAGTATATAACAATGGCATCTACGGGAGATGCAATTGATTTTGGTAATTTGACTGACGGCAGAGATAGTGGATGTTCTACGTCAAGTTCTACAAGAGGTTTGTGGGCAGGAGGTATTGATAGATCTCCAGCAGTTGCTGGAAGTAATGTCATTGATTATGTAGAAATTCAAACTCTTGGAAATGCACTTGATTTTGGTGATTGTTTTTTTAAAGCAACAGAAAATAATGGAGTTGTATCAAGCGGTATAAGAGGATTTTTTCAGGGTGGAGGATATCCTGCTTTTAACAATGGTATAAACATGATAACGATTGCATCAAAAGGTGATGCAATTGATTTTGGAGATTTAACTATCACAGCATCATATAAAGGTGGTTTTTCTTCACAAGTTAGAGCAGTTATTGGTGGAGGCATGGCAGTATATCCAGCAACTCCAACAGATCAACAAGATACTTATATCATGGCATCTGCAGGAAATGCAACTAACTTTGGAAATTTATCTGTAGCAAGACACTCTCCCATGGGATCTTCCACTCATGTGAGAGGAATATATGCAGGAGGATCTGCTCCCGGTGATAGTGTTGCTCTTGCTGTTGTTGATAGTATCATAATCGCATCTGATGGAATAGCAGAAGATTATACAGAACTATCAACTCCATTAACATTTGGAGGTGGTGTTTCAGACTCTCACGGTGGTTTAGGAGGTTTCTAAGATGGCAAAAATAAGATTTGGTTACTCTGATGATTTCACTGCAAAGAATAGTGGTGTTGGTATTAATACCACAGAACCACAAACAAACTTAGATGTTGTTGGTGTCGTAAAAGGTCAGGATCTAAAGGTCACTGGTATCTCATCACAGACAGGATATGAAGGATTCCTGAGAGCAGATCATCAGATCGAAGAAGAAACTCAACTAAACTTTGGACAAGGAGTCAACGCCTCTTTGTCTGGTGAGATTATTGTCGGAACTGGTCAGACTGTTACCGTCAATGAGGTTGCCAAAGAGACTGTAGCAGTTGGTAATAATGGTAATAAATTATGGCATAATCTTGTTACTAATAAACATTCTGGTATAATAGACGGTGCTTATTGGAATGGCAGTACATTTGATTTTGATGGTTCAAATGATGTAATTACAGGTGAATCATGTCTTACCCTTTTTACAAATGATACTGATCATACTATTGAAATGTGGGTCAAATTTGATGATGTAACTACTAGGCAAACGATAATCAGTGGATATGTTTCAGATTCAGACAGATGGGATCTTGAAGTCGGTGGTGGTAAGTTAAAAGGTGGTCATCATGACGCTGGATATTTTACCAGCACTGCAAGTGTAGTCACTGGTAAATGGTATCATCTTGTATACGTTCATGACCATGCTTCTTCATTGTGGAGAGTCTTTATAGATACTGCCACCGATGTTACTCGTACAAATGCAGGTAGAGATCTTACTACCCCTACTCCATTAGGCATTGGTGATAGGACAAATTCATCAATCGGTCACTTAGATGGTCAGATTAGTATAGTTCGTATTTATTCAAGAGAACTTACATCAACAGAAATTAGCACAAACTATAATCTTGGTCAATTTTCTAAAGAAACATCAGTAACTGATGGTCTTATTACACATTATAATGCATCCAATCCAAGTTCTTATCCTGGAACTCTCAATGCTGTTGATACCACAAATACTAATATTGCAGGTGGAAGTCAGATAGAATGCATGAAGGTTTATAATACCTTCACACCTCCAAGTGGTGATACAAATCAGAGACCATCAAAACCAAAACCAGGTCAATTATATTATAACTATGACTTCAAAACTATTGAGTTTCATGATGGTTATGGTTGGAGACAGGTAGATAATACAACTAGAAGTGGTCGTGGTGTTATAATGGGTGGTAGAGATACTCCTGGAGCAACAGTATCAGAAATAGATTTTATACAAGTCACTACATTAGGAAATTCACAATCCTTTGGTGATTTGCAAAGTGGAAATATGGAATCAGGTGCCTGTTGTGCAGATTCTACAAGAGCATTAAAAACTGGAGGATCTAGTAGTGGAACTGAATATGATAATATTGATTATGTAACTATTGCAAGTCAAGGAAACTCAATTGATTTTGGAAATTTACAAGCAGGAACAAGAGGACACGGATGTTGTTCTTCCTCATCAAGAGGAGTGACTGGTGGTGGTGTAATTTCCCCAAACAGTGATACAAATAGAATGGATTATTTTGAGATACAAACTTTAGGAAATGCTCTAGATTTTGGAGACCTTGTTGTTACCGAAAGAAATATATCCATGATTTCTTCACCAACAAGAGGTGTTCATGATGGAGGAAATTGGCCCAATACCACAACTTTGGGAAATTTTACGATTGCATCAAAAGGAAATTCTGTAGAATTTTCTAAAAGTCGTAGTGCATATGGAGGTGGAGTTGTTGGTAATAGTGTTAGGGGTGTTTTTTGTGGTGGATATGTTGGTACAACACCTCGTGCAACGAAAGAAATTGAATTTATTACATTTTCTTCTTTGGGAAATACAATATATTTTGGAGATTTGAGTAATTTAGTCACTGCTGCTACTGGTGGAATGTCTAATTCTACGAGAGGAATTGTTGGTCCAGGAAATAAATCATTTCCTGGTTCTGTTGATTATACAAATACTCTTGAATTTATTACAGTTTCAACAGCAGGAAATTCAGTAGACTTTGGTGATATAAGTGGTCCCATGAGAACTTTTACACCAAAAGTATCAGACTCACACGGTGGTCTAGGAGGTTTCTGATGTCCGATAAATATAGGAAAGTAGTAGTATAATGCCTAAAATAAGGATTGGTTTTTCAACTGATTTTAATTTAGTAGGTGAGCAGGTTGGAATCGGCACCACAAATCCAACTGCTCGCTTAGACGTTGCTGGACAAATTCTTGCAGATAATACTGCTGGTAGTGGTGGAGTATCAACCTTTAGAGAGTATCAGGGATTTCACCAAACACAAAGTAATGTCAGTCATAAGGTTACGATTGATGCAACCACTGCTGGTAATCTAAATTCTTTATCTGGTGAACTAAGAATTGATGGAGATGTCACGATTGCACCAGATACATCAGTGACCAGTGGAAAGATAGATAGTCTGACTGCAACTGATAAGTTTGCCGTTCCTCTTGGTGATACAAATAGTAGAGATAATACACCAGAAGCAGGAACAACTAGATTTAATCAAGACTTCGGAACACTTGAGTTCTTTGATGGTGTAAGTTGGAAGACAGTAAATTCATATAGTAGAGGTGGTGCTGCTGGTCGTATGGTTCTTGGTAGTGGAGTTACTCCAGGTTATACCAATGTAATTCAATACTTTAACATAAACACATTTGGCAATTCTGAATATTTTGGAGATCTTACTTTAGCTAGAGGTAATATATCATCCTGCTCATCAGCAATTCGTGGGATATGGGCTGGTGGAGCAGATGGAACTTATCGTGACATTATCGAATATGTAACTATTGCATCAACAGGGAATTCAATTGATTTTGGTAACTTGTCAACAGCAAATAGAGCATATATAGGAGCAACTTCTTCATCAACTCGTGGTATATTTGGTGGTGGTTACACTACATCTCCATCGGCCGCAATCGTAGATATAATTGATTATATTGAGATTGGAACATTAGGAAATGCACTTGATTTTGGAAATTTATTTGTAGGTAGATATTCTGCTGGTGCTGTCTCAAATGGAGTAAGAGCAGTTTGGGGAGGAGGCAATACCCCAAATAGAAGTGTCATTGATTTTGTCAATATTGCTTCTAAAGGAAATGCAGTTCGTTTTGGTGATTTAACCGTAGCAAGAAGAAATTGTGCTGGTGGATCATTTTCTAACAATGTTCGTGGTTGTTTTTCTGGTGGACAAACACCAGCATTTTTAAATGTAATAGATTATATCACTATTGCATCTGAAGGAAATGCTATAGATTTTGGATCTTTATCTACAATAAGAGCAAGACCCGCTTCAAGTTCAACAAATACAAGAGGTGTTATGGCAGGAGGTCTTAATCCATCCGTACTAAATTCAATTGAGTATGTAAATATTACATCTACCGGTGATGCACAGGACTTTGGAGATTTATATCTAGCAACTGGCACACCAGGTGGTTGTTCAGACTCTCACGGCGGACTAGGAGGTTTCTAAGATGGCAAATTTAAGAGTAGATAAGATTACAAGCACAGAAACCTTTGAGAAGACTGGTTCGGTTCAGTTTGATGGTAGTGGGGATTATTTAAGTCTTGGAACTTCATCAACATTTAACTATCTACACGATAGAACAGAACCATATTGGACTATAGAAGGATGGATTTATTTCAAAGAATCTGGTAGTTATGATGCATTATTTGGAAATAACAGTGGAACTGCACAAGTTGGAGTTTATTTAGGAAAAGATACCTCCGATAGATTGGTTTTTAGTATTAATAAAGGAACGACAGGTGTAACAGCATTAACTTTAACATCAACAGAAACTTTTTCTAGTGGTAAATGGTATCATATTGCTGTAACTAATAATAATTATCTTATTAATACATTCATAAACGGCGTAAATATTAACAGTGGATATTGGGGATCTGCAAGTACTAATGATGCTAATACTACTTTAAATATAGGAAGACTTGGAACATCTACTGTCTGGGATCATAATGGTCACATAAGCAACCTACGAATCCTCAAAGGTCAAGCACTCTACACCAAGAACTTCAAACCTCCAATGAGAGAACTTGAAGTTATTCCAGGAACTGTTCTTCTTGCTTGCCAATCAAAGACTGATGCATCATTAGAAAAGACTGGTAAGACCATCACAGTCAATGGAAATGCAGTTGCAAATGAACTCACTCCTGGTATTCTGACTGATGTTGTGAAGTCTGGTGGAACAAGTGCGATTACTGGGTCTGTTGAGTTTGATGGTAATGGAGATTATTTGAGTGTTCCTTCAAGTAATAATGATTTTTATTTTGAAGATCATAAATTTACTATTGAATGTTGGACATATACAGGACTAGATACCACATCTAACCACAGTTTATTGGCACAATGGGGTTCTGGAACTGATAGAAATATTCAATTTGATTATAGAGGAGATGCATCTAAAGTATGGAGATTCTATTACAGAACTTCAGCCGCATCTGCCGAACTTGTAAATAGCACTAGTGTCATAGAACCAAATAGTTGGTATCATCTTGCTGTTGTTGCAGATGGAACTAATTTAAAATTATTTGTAAATGGTGTTTTGGAAGACACAAATGCCATTGCAGGAGATGCTCAAAATTCAACTGTAAATTTGTATATTGGTTCATATCAAGGAACACTACAATATTATAAAGGATATATCTCCAACCTCCGTATAGTCAAAGGCACTGCACTCTATACAGCAGACTTCATTCCACCAACCAGAGAACTCAAAAAAGTTCCAGGCACTGTTCTTTTATGTTGCCAAGACCCTGATAATCCACTCACAGAAGCAACTGGGAAGACCATAACTCCTTATGGTGATCTCGGTGATGGAAGTCTTGGGGGAGAATTAGTCACAAATAATAGTGTATGGACTCTTGCTAAAGGTGGTAGTGGAGCCACTGATTGGACTGTTAGTAATCAGGGTAGATCACTGGCAGGAACAACTGTTACTAGTGGTTACATAAGAGCAACTTACACCGTACCGAAAGGTGATTATCTTGTTTCTTTTCGTTGGACTGGTGGTGCTTTTGCAGCTCAGAGTTCTGCTGGATACGTAGTCGCAACAGACGGAACTTCTACTGAATTTGGAAGTTCTGATGATGGTACATATAGTGTCTATATGTCTGACACCACATATGTAAGATTCACTGGAACATCTTGGAACACTGCATATACGGTTGATGATATTAGTATCAAACGAATTTATAAAAATAATGGTGCATCAAACTTCACACCACAAGTCGGTGATGATAGACAAATAACCTTTGAGGGTGTCACCAAAATAAACACAGATGCTTATTTCTATCTCCCAACTGGTGATACTGCATCAAGAGAAGCAACTGGAAATTATAATGTAGGAACTCGTGGATTATTTGGGGGAACCTTCAACATATCCTTTACCAGAACTAATATAATTGGTTATATAACAATAGCATCCACAGGAAATGCTATTGATTTTGGAGATTTATCAGTGATACATGTCGTTACATCTTCATTGTCATCAAGAACTAGAGGATTATGGGCTGGGGGCGCAGGTTCGGATGGATCAAGAACAAATACTATAGATTATGTGACTATTACGACGACAGGAAATGCTCTAGATTTTGGTGATTTATCATATGTAAATTATTATTCACAAGCTTGTTCATCTTCGACTAGAGGAATAATTTCTGGTGGAAATGTTGCATCATTTACATCAACAGACAATATTGATTATATTACTACTGCATCAAAAGGTAATGCAAATGATTTTGGTAATTTGAATACATCAAAAGACAAATCTGCCGGAATCAATTCACCAACAAGAGGTATTTTTGCCGGAGGGCAAAGTAATGCAGAGAGAATTAATTCAATTGAATATATTACCATTGCAACAACAGGAAATGGGTCTGATTTTGGTGATTTGACAAAATTTAGAAGTTTTACAAAAGGTGTTAGTAGTGTTATTAGGGGACTGATAATTGGAGGACAGCAAAACATGCCTACTAATATAATTGATTATGTGACTATTGCGACGACAGGAAATGCAATTGATTTTGGTGATATAACATTCACTACCAGTTCAGAGACTTCTGCTGTGTCATCACTAATTCGTGGTGTGACTGGTGGTGGAGCTTATAACAATAGTTTGGAGTATGTACAAATACCAACAACTGGTAATGCACTTGATTTTGGAGATCTTACTGTTAGTGGATCTAATTATAATGGAGGATGTTCTAACGGACACGGTGGTCTAGGATAAATATGATAGAGGTAGTATAACATGTCAGAGATTCCAGCAGGCGCAATGAGATTTAACTCCGACTCACAGAAGTTGGAGTATTGGAATGGCTCGGCATGGTTTCAGGTTCATACTGCAACATCAAATCTTGCAACGGCAGGTGATAGAGAACCTGGTGCTCGTGGAATAATTGCAGGTGGATCTCCCGCAACTCATGGTGATAATATTGACTATGTTAATATTTCATCAACAGGAAATGCTCTAGAGTTTGGAGATCTAACACAGAATATAAAATATCCAGGTGGTTTTTCATCTGCAACTCGTGGACTTATAGGTGGAGGAGAAACCAGTGGATCTTATCATCAATTTATAAGATATATTACCATCTCATCCACTGGCGCTACAGAAAGTTTTGGTAATTTGGGACAGGCAAGAACATATATGGGAGGGTGCGCCAATGCAACAAGAGGTATATTTGGTGGTGGAAAAAATCCAAGTAATACTAAAATTTCAGATATAGAATATGTAACTATTGCATCAACAGGTGATGCAGTAGATTTTGGCAATTTTAGAGTGGCAAGAGGAGTTCCTGCTGGTCTTTCTAGTCCAACAAGAGGTGTATTTGGTGGTGGATATAGTCCAACAGTGTGGACAGATATAGAATTTGTGACTATTGCAACAACAGGGGTCGTACAGGATTTTGGTGAATTAACTCAAGGTGGACTTTTTGCTTCCAATGCAGCATCAAATCCCATTAGAGGACTTTTCTTTGGAGGATCTCCTAGCAATAACACAAATATTGATTTAATTAATATAGCATCAACAGGTAATGCAATCAAGTTTGGCGATATGACAATTGCTAAAGCTTATAGAAATTGTGCTAACAGTCCAACGAGAGCAATTGCTGGTGGAGGACAAACACCTGGCAGCACTACAATCATAGACATGGTAGAAATTGCAACAGAGGGAAATGCGGTGGAATTTGGAGATTTAAGACAAGATCAACATCTTAGTGGTGCTAGTTTCTCTAATGCACACGGAGGTCTATAAGAAATGGGAATATTACGCACCGATAAAATCTCTGGACTAGAGAGGGAGAAAGGACAGACTCCAAACTTAGTTTCCAACGGAGACTTTAGTGATTCTTCAATTGCCGGTTGGACTGGATATAATGCCGTTGTAAGTTATGATAGTGGTGCCGGTGGAAGAATTAAAGTTGATGATAGTGCAGGAGCAGGTGGATGGAGTAATGCTGCCTATGTAATCAATACAGAACCCGGAGCATCATATAGATTTGAAGTTAGATCTTCGGCAACTGATAGTGATACTCAATACGTTGGATATTATCAAGGAACTTATGATACTGCCGGAACTGCACCAACAGTTTATTCATCAGAAATTACCACCACTCCTTCTCTTCATTATTTTAATTTCATAGCAACGGGCACTACTGTTACTATAATGTTGATTGCCAATAATAATGGAGTCGTATATTTTGATGATGTTTCATTCAGAAAGACTGATGGAAACTCAATCGGAGGATCCGTTCATTTTGATGGAACCGGAGATTATATTACTTCATCTGCCCTCCATATAGCAGACTCCTGGACAATGGAGTTTTGGTATAACACATCGGTAAATAATGCTTCACAAAGACCGATGAACTTTAGTAATAATTTGAACGGAGCAAATTATGTATATATTGAACTTGGAAGTAGTGGAAATATAAAAGCAAGAGTTTCAGGTGCAGCTGCATTTGGTAGTGTCGATGCACCTCCAACAAATCAATGGCATCATACTGCATTATCTTATGATGGTTCAACAGCATATTTTGCACTAAACGGAAAACTAATTGCATCAACAGCAGTTAGTTATAGTAATCATTCTATTCAAGTTAGATTTGGTGCAGATGAAAGCAACGCAGCTGTTAATTTATATAAAGGATATATTTCAAATGCTCGTATTGTAAGTGGAAAAGCACTTTATACCACAGACTATACAGTGCCAATACATACATTTGAAGTTGCAGATGGAACAAATTTACTTTGTTTTAATAATACAGATTCTGCGGCCGCATCAGAACATGGACTCATTGGTGCAGCCCCTCCAACTCTCACCATAACAGGAAATGCAGCAGCATCAACAGTCTCTCCAGGGCTCACCAGAGACTTCACATCAGGCACAGAGTTTCAGGGTGTCACAACATTTGATACACAAGGATATTTTGTTCCACCATCAGGTACGACAGAACAAAGAGGCAGAGGTCGTGGAGTATTTTCTGCAGGATCTGGTACTCCTGGAAGCACTGGGTCAAAAAATATTGAATATGTTCAAATCAGTTCTAGTGGAAATGGAATTGATTTTGGTGATTTATCGGAGGGTAGTCAATCTCAAGGTGCTGTGTCCAGCACAACTAGGTCAGTAATATCATTGGGTGATCCAGTTCCTGCAGTTCAAACAAATATTATAGAGTTTATAACCATAGCAACTACTGGTGATTCAGTTAACTTCGGTGATTTGACTACAAGAAGAAGTAGAACTTCTGGAGTCGCAAGTCAAACTAGAGGAATATATATTGGAGGCACAAATGAATTAGTATCACCTTATGGTGGATCTACAATTTCATATACAAATACAATGGACTATATTACAATTGCATCATTAGGAGATGCGATTAACTTTGGAGATACAATTACTAAAGCAGCACATGGAAATGCTGTATGTAATTCCACCAGAGGATTAATAGCAAATAATTTCAATGGATCTAGTGCAGTAAACACTATAGAATATATTACTATTGCAACAATAGGAAATACACAAGACTTTGGTGACTTAACAAGAGCAGAAACTTATCTTTTTAGGGGGTGTTCTGGTTCAAATTCAACTCGTGGTATATTTGCTGGTGGATATAATGGTGGTATTAAAAATATTATTGACTATGTTACAATTAATAGCACAGGTAATGCAATAGATTTTGGTGATTTAACACTTGCAACTAGAAGTGGTTCAACAACATCAAATTCGATTAGAACAATGTTCTTTGGTGGATATAATGCATCAAATGGAGGAAGAATGAACATTATTAGTTACGTAAATATAATGTCAACTGGTGATGCACAAGATTTTGGAGACTGTAAAGAAAGAGGACAAGAAGGAAGTGGGTCTTCAGATTCCCACGGTGGTCTCTCATAAATATGATAGAGGTATAAGAATATGAGTCTCCCCCCATCAGGCGAAATCCCACAGGGTGCAATTAGATTTAATACTGACTCCCAGAAGTTAGAGTTTTATGCTCAGGGAGAATGGTGGATAATGTCTACTGATACTCCTAATCTTGGACAAGGAACTGATTCAACTCCTGGTGCTCGTGGATTGTTTGGTGGTGGATATGATTCTCCCAATGCAAGAGATGTAATAGATTACATAAACATTTCATCAACTGGTAATGCAATAGATTTTGGTAATTTAAGTGCAGCAAAGCAGAATCCATATGGTGCATCATCAAATACTCGTGCGGTATTTGCATCTGGCAGGATTTCGTCAGGTGGTACAAATGTGATGGAATATGTAACAATCGCATCAACTGGTAATGCTGTTACTTTTGGTGAAAAAACAACTAAATCAAGTAATAATAGTGGCGGATGTTCAAATCAAACTAGAGGTGTATTTAATGGTGGAAATACACCAGCACCATTTACACCAATTGATACTATCGATTATATAACAATAGCATCAACTGGTAATGCAGTAGATTTTGGAAATTTATCAGGAGGAAATGCTACTCAACAATCAGGAATTGCATCCCCCACTCGTGGTATATTTGCTGGGGGATATGCACCAGGTACTGGACACAATGATGCAATAATAGAATTTGTTAATATCGCAACAACTGGAGATACACAAGACTTTGGAGAATGTACGGCAGTACAAAATCTTAGAATGGGTGGATGTTCAAATGCAACTCGTGGGTTATTTGGTGGAGGACAACCAAGAAGTAATATTACAATAGATCTTATCACAATGACATCAGCAGGAAATGCTATTGATTTTGGAAATTTATCATCTGGTAGAGTATTTTTAACTGCAACTTCATCAGCAACTCGTGGTGTATTTGCTGGAGGAAGTGGTCCATCAGGTTATTCAGGATATGATGTAATTGATTACGTTCAATTTACAACACAAGGAAATGCAGTAGATTTTGGAAATTTATCTTCCGCAAGAGGAAGATCCAAAGGTCTCTCTAACGGTCACGGAGGGTTATAAGTCATGGCAAAACTAAGAGTAGATAAAATTGCAGCACCAATAGTCAAGGATGAATTTACTGGGTCAGTGCATTTTGATGGCACTGGTGATTATTTAAGTGTTGCTGATCATAGTGATCTAGATTTTGGAACCGGTGATTTTACTATTGAGTTCTGGGCATATGCAAAAACATCAGCACTACATGATGGATATGTCGGTAAAAGAAATATCGGTTCATTCAATAATAATTCTTGGAGAATTGCATATAATAATACCTATGATAATATTAATTTACTTCACGCTGATAGTGGTGGTGATTTTACTGCTGCAGCAGCACCTGCTCCAGGACAATCTTGGTCTCACTATGCTTTTACCAGGCAATCTGGCACACTGAGAGTATTTAAAGATGGAGTTTTAACCACATCAGCAACTGGTTGGACTTATGATTTTAGTAATATCTATGATTTACTGATAGGAGCAAATATTACTTCGGATTATCATCTTGATGGTTACATCTCCAATCTCCGTATCTGCAAAGGACATGCAGTTTACACTGGAAACTTCACACCACCAACCAGAGAACTAGAAGTTCATACCAAAGCACCAAAGGGAGTTGTATTCCCTGCGGCAGATAACAGAACTGTTCTCTTAGCTTGCCAATCTTCTACTGATGCAACAGCAGATTCATCGGGAAGACATATTATCACTGCTAATGGTAATGTAACAGCAGCAGATGCAAACCCAGGATTACTTCGTAAGACAAATATAACTTCAACCATCACCGAGAACACAGGGTCAGTATTTTTTGATGGCACTGATGATCGTTTAGATATTGCTCATAGCACTGATTTTCGTATTGCTGATAGTAATACATTTGAGTGTTGGATAAACTATAATTCCTTACCAGGAAATAATCTATTTCTTGGAGTAGAAAGTTCATATTGGATTGGTTATAATCACACTGGTGTAGGTGGAGCAAGTAATAAATTTGTATTCACAATCTATAATGGATCTTCATGGCAGGCAGTTAGTTCCTCAACAACACCAGTAGTCGGCACTTGGTATCACCTTGCCGCAGTAAAAGATGGAACATCTCTTAAGATGTTCGTTAATGGTGTTTTAGAAAATACAACCACAATGAGTGGAACTGCTGCTGCTGTAACTGATTTCTTTAATATTGGTAAATGGAATCAGGCAGCTGCTGGACAAGGAGTTAATGGATATCTTTCTAATGTTCGTGTCTGCAAAGGACATGCAGTTTATACCTCAAACTTTATACCACCAACCAAAGAACTAGAAGTTCATGAAGGCCCAGATGATGACCGAACTGTTCTTCTTGCGTGTTATGATGGAGAGAATATCTTTGCAGAAAAAACAGGAAGACACGTTTTAATGGCATATGGTGATCGCACAAGTTCTCCAACACCCACAGCAACTGATAGTCCAATAGGATCAACAACAGTCACACCAGGACTTACAAGAGAAGTAGATCCTACTGCTGGTCCAACATTCCAAGGTGGAGTAGGATTTGTCTCACAGAACTGGTTGACACTACCAAAGGGAACAACAACAGAAAGATATGCAGGTTCAAATAGTGCAAATCCTGCACCTAGAGGACTAAGAGCAAGTGGACAAGTTGCTCCAAACAATGCAATTACGAATACCGTTGATTCTGTTGAAATTGCAACCACTGGAAACGCACTGGATTTTGGAGATTTGATTACTAGTAAATTTGGAGCAGGTGGAATCGGATCTCCCACCAGAGGATTGTTCTGTGGTGGAGGAACTCCAACAAGACAATCCGCAATTGATTATTTTACTATCTCAACTCGTGGAAACGGACAAGATTTTGGTGATATCACTGGTTCTACAAGAACACTTGCAGGAGCAACTGGAGGAAATGCGACCAGAGGTTTAACATTTGGTGGAGCAACAGCAGCATCAACTTCAAATGTTATCTGTGCAATAACTATTTCAACCACTGGTTCTGCGACAGATTTTGGTGATTGTACAAAACAAAATGGAACTGCAGTTGTTTGTTCTCCAACTCGTGCAGTTTCTGCTGGTGGAGACTCTGCTGCAAATGGATCACATATCAATACAATTGATTTTGTGACCATCCAATCAATGGGTAATACTCTTGATTTTGGAGATTTACTTTCTGCTGGATCTGGAAGAGGAGTGTCTAGTATAACTCGTGGATTATTTTCTAATGAGAGCACTGCCGGTAAAAGAATAAACTATGTTACTATTGCAACCACTGGCAATGCAGTAGATTTTGGAGATTTGATTAGCAATAATGCAAGTGGTGGTTGTGCATCATACTCATCTTTGACCAGAGGATGCTTTGCTGGAATAAAAACACCATCAACCACCAATACGATTGAGTATTTTACAATACCAACTCTTGGAGATGCATTAAACTTTGGTAATTTAAGTCAATCAGTGAACAATGGCGGTGGACTTTCCAACGGTCACGGTGGTCTTGGATAAATATCGATAGAGGTATAAGAACATGTCAGAAATCCCAAGAGGAGCAATACGATTTAATACTGATAGTAATAAACCAGAACTCTGGGATGGATCACAGTGGGCAGAGTTTCAGTTAAGCACACCAAATCTTGGTAGAAGTGTTGATACGCAACCTGGTGCTCGTATGATTGTTGCTGGTGGTAACAACTATCAAGCACCAGCATCTGATATTCATGGAGAAATTCAATATATTAATGTTGCATCAACGGGAAATAGTGTAGATTTTGGTGCAAATCTTATCCAGTCAAGAAGAAGATTAGCTGGAATGGCATCTGCCACCAGAGGTGTTTTTAGTGGTGGTGCAACACCCAGTGCAAGTAATCAGCAAGATTTTGTAACATTTTCATCAACGGGAACTTGCACAGCATGGGGTGATACTGCCAATCTTTCTGGCACTACTGATGGTATGGGATTTTCTAACTCCACAAGAGGTATAATAAAAGCCGGGTATGTTGCCCCTACTGGTGCAACTTCCACAATGGATTACATTACCATTGCATCTGCAGGAAATACTCAGGATTTTGGTGATTTAACAAAACATGGTGATGCTGGTGGTGTAGCAGGAAATTCTACCAGAGCACTTATGGCTGGTGGTTTAGTTCAACCAGGACTGCAAAGAACAGCAGAAATTAGTTACGTTACCATTCATACTCTCGGAAATAATGTTGTCTTCGGAGAATTAAGCAATCCTAGATGGTCTCTGACTGCATGTGCAAATAGAACAAGAACAGTATGGGGAGGTGGAGGAACTCCAACTAAACAAAGTGATATTGAATATGGGATTATTTCATCACTAGGAGGTAATACTAATTTTGGAGATTTGACTGTTAATATGTCCACTTGTAGCACTGCGGGAAGTGCCACTCGTGGGATATGGGCAGGAGGATATAGAGATCCTAGTGGTAATGCATCAGCTAACATTGATTATATTGAACTATCAACAGAAGGAAATGCAGTAGATTTTGGAGATTTATCGCATAAAACAACTGCTGGCGGTGCTGCTGTTTCTAACGGTCACGGAGGGTTGTAAAAACCCGCATATTGTATTATACTAAATACGATAGTTATTAAAATATAAATTGAACTGATATGACTGAGAAAAGTTCTGCTATTACTTCGGTAGATTTGACTCCAGGATCAGAAATTTCTGTTACAACGCTCAAGAGTGACCTTGCACAACTTGCAACTGGTCCTCTGCCGCAAGAATACAAAGGAATGTTGACTCACATTGAGGAAACTCTGCCTGCAACTCAAGCTGCCTGTGACAACTTCTATAAGTCTCACTCACAGATGATGACTGTGACTTTGGATATCACTGATCTGACACCTGTCCGTAGTATTAAACATACTCTTGCCGCGATTGAGAGAACGAAGAGTGCTCTGGCAGAAGCACAAATCAATCGTCGTAAGAATGAGATTAAGATCAAGAAAAAGCAGAGAGAAATTGATGCTGCCGAGGATGATCTGGATCGTGAAGAACTTGAGATCGAAATGATCGAACTCATGAACAACAACATGAACATTGAGAACTCAATGAAGGGTGCCATCCGTAAGATGTCTTTCTTGATGACTCAGTATCGTTCTGTTCTGGATCACATCGGTAAGGATCACATTACCGAAGAAGATTATGAGCGTGAAGAGAAGCGTTACCATGTGATGACTGCACTGAAGCAGGCACTGAACTCGGCACGTCCTCGTGGTGGTGTGATTGATGAGGGCAACTCCATCTATCTGTTTGATATTGGTGTGAATGTTTCACACGCACAGGCAGAGGTCTTCAACTATCTGAAGATGGAGAATGAACTGATCCAAAATGGTCAGGCACCTTCACATGAAATGACCGTTGAGTGGTTGGAAAAGTGTGCGGATAAGTTCCAGGATTGTTCGGAACGATTTGCAGAGAGTCGTGGATTCACGATTCTGGATGAGAAGTCTCTTGCAAAACCTGACTTCCCCACCATGCTTCCTTCCTCTGTAGACGAAGAGTTTGCTAAATTGAAAGCAGCAGAAGAGTGATATGAGTTTACATCTTGTTATTGGCACCCCTATGTACGGGGGTATGTGTACAAGTGAATATACAGATTCACTTCTCAAACTCTCCGAATCATGTAATAAGTCAGGGGTCAAACTCACCACCATCTTTCTTGGTAATGAGTCCCTGATTCAACGTGGTCGCAACACAATTGCTCACCACTTCATGAATCTGCCTGATGCAACTCACCTTTTGTTCATCGATGCGGACATTAAGTTCCGTGTCGAAGATATTGTGAGAATGATCAAGGCAGATAAAGAATTGATCATTGGTCCTGTTGCACTGAAGGGATACAACTGGGAACAAATTCGTATGGCGGCACTTGCCGGTGAAGATGACATTGGACGTACCGGTGGTGTTTTCAATATTAATCTTCTTCCGGGAATTAAGATGGAAAATGAAAATGAACCATTTGAAATTGAACACGGTGGCAATGCCTTCATGATGATTCGCCGTGATTGTCTTGAAGCACTCGAACCTGTAACTCCCATATATACTAATGGTGGAAGATCTTTACCTGACGGTGTAGAAATCAAAGACTACTTCCGTGTAGAGATAAATAAAGATACAAACCATTTGTTATCTGAGGATTATTTTTTCTGTCATTCATATAGACAGATTGGTGGTAAAGTCTGGTGTGCTCCTTGGGTAGAGACTGGACATTTTGGATCTCATCTCTTCAATGGTAAATACTCTAGAACAAATTAATAAAAATGTCTCAACCAGTCATTAAATATACACTCACAAAACAGGGTAGACAACCTGATTGGTTGTCAAAACATGCTGATTCTTTCAAGGGTGAACACAGTACTTCCGCAAATAAGGCAGGAAAACTTCCTCGTTTTGGTTCTCCACAGGATACCATTTATCTGGGTATTGGTGCAGGTGATCCTGATGATGATGGAACTCCTGATGGTTATGTCGGAATCATTACCACCAAGGCAGAACTTCAGACTTACATCACCGAAGTTGGAACTGCCGCTGGATATAAAACCATTACAGACACTTTAGTTGGTGTTCAAACTTCTGTGACTGTTGGTCTCACCACTGCCTGGGAATCTGGTGTTGGTCTGACTACGACCACAACTGATAAGGTTACTTATACCGGTGTCGGAACTGTCATGACAATAACCGGATCTCAAGTTACCAGAGTTGTAACCGAAACTTCTGATTCTGAAGGATATACGACTGTTGATACTCCAATTGTTGTGGATCCTGCATCTACTCTGACAATCACTGGTGTTACAACATCTGTAGGAGTGACGACTGTTGGTGATGTCACCACCACAACCACGACAACGACATCGGAGTATTCTCATACTGATGCATACACAAATACTTCTACTTCTAAGTCTGAAACTACCACTGATGGTGTGACCACCAGAACTGATACGGTCACGACTAATGAGTATGAAAGGTATGAAACATCATATGATTATGCGGCAGAAGCAACTAGACTCTGGGATAAGTACGAAGCAGTAAACGCCTGATAAAACATGAAATTTCATTTTGATTGTGGACTCCCTCGTTCGGGGTCCACACTTTTGACTGCAATATTAAACCAAAATCCTCAAATACATGCGGGCACATTGTCCCCTGTGTTTGAGGTTATGTATTATACGAACGACATACTTCAGGGAGAACAGGCACAGGCATTTCCTAAACCCGATGTATTCCGTAAGATGGTGCGTGATGGTATCATCAACTATTATTCCGATAGAGATGAACCAGTCATCATTGATAAGTGTAGAGCATGGCCTGCACACATTGATATGCTGAAGAAATATGTGACCGATGATCCAAAGATAATTTGTACTGTTCGTAATCCACTAGATATATTAGCATCATTTATCACACTCTTTAAAAAAGATGGTGGATTGAACTTCATTGATAAGGCAATGCTCAAGCGAGGATTGTTCATTACTGATGATGCACGATGCCATTACATGATGAATCCTGGTGGTATTGTATGGGAAAGTATGAATGCACTTGCCACTGCATTTCGACAGAATCAAACTCAACATATTCATTTTGTACAGTATGATGATCTGGTAAGTGACCCAGAGAAAGCACTGCAAGGTATTCATTGGTTCTTAAAACTCAAACCATTTGAGTATGACTTTGAGAATATCAAAGCAAAAGATAGAGAAAAAGATAAAGAAGTATATGGTCTACCAACAATGCACGAGGTTAGATCATCAATTGAGAAGAAGTCAAAGCACTATTCTGAGGTGCTTAGTGAAGAGGTCATAAATAAATATAAGAATATGGATTTCTGGAACCGATAGTAGATGTCTGAGATCAGGGTCGATAGTATAGGTAACGAATCGAATACTGGTGGCCCTGTATTGTCTGGTATCACCACATTTTCTGGTCAGCAATATTTTATACCACCATCTGGAACCACGGCGGAGAGACCATCCGATTGCCCGCCTGGTTCCATTCGTTTTAATACCGACTCTGCACATTTAGAATATTGGAATGGATTGACATGGTTAGAATTTGAAGCAAGTAGCAATGAACTTGGTGGTCCATTAAATGGTGCCGCTACAGATGGAGTCTCCACCAGTGGAACAGGAACTCGTGCAATATTTGGTGGTGGATACAATGCAGGAAACAAAGACCACATGGATTATGTCACCATTGATACTTTAGGAAATGCTCAAGACTTTGGTGATTTAGGTGTTACTGCACTGGGTCCTTCAGGATATGCTGGTAGAGTTTTTGGATTTTTCTCAGGTTATGTAACAGGATCAAATATATATAAAAATACAATAGCATCAACAGGATCTTCAGTAGATAGCACCTATGATCTATCAGTTGCTAGAGGATATTGTATGGGATTATCAAATTCCACTAGAGGAATAGTTTCTGGTGGAATTACACCATCTACTAGCAGTGTAATTGATTATCATTCAATACCAATTGGAGGAAATGCAGTAGATTTTGGTGACTTAATTCTCGCTTGTGCAGTGATGGGAACAGGTGCATCTTCTGTAAGAGGCATAATTGCTGGAGGATCTGATGGTCCTACAAATTTTTATAACACTATTGGTTACATTACTATTCCATCAACAGGAAATGCACAGGACTTTGGAGATTTATCAACAGGAAGATCACAATTTGGTTGTTCGTTCTCAAGTGCAACTAGAGGAGTATTTGGTGGAGGTATTACTGGTGCAGCACCTACAACACCAGTGAATACTATTGATTTTATCACCATTGCATCTACCGGAAATGCACAGGATTTTGGTGATATGTCAAGAACAAATACTAGACATGCCGCATCAGCATGTTCATCAACTCGTGGTGTATTTGCTGGAGGAGATCCTCATGCTTCGCCATATCCAAAGAGTAATGAAATAGATTTTCTTACCATACCAACAACAGGAAATTCTTTAGATTTTGGTGATTTGGCAAATCAAGCAAGAAATCATTTCTCTGGTTGTTCCAATGGTCACGGAGGTTTATAATTATGTCAGAATTTAAGGCTTCAGGTTTTAGTGATGAATTTGGTAGTAGCGGTCCAGATATTGTAGGACTTACAACATTTACATCACCATATTATTTTGTTCCACCATCAGGATCAACAGCAGAAAGACCCAGTAGTCCTCCACCAGGAATGTTGAGATTTAATACTGATATTGGAAGACTTGAGGTATGGAGAAATGACCACTGGGCAACGATACTTGGTGAGTCTCCTAATCTTGGTAACCAGAATGTAACAAACTCTGCTGGTGGAACAGGAGTTCGTGGTGTGTATGCCATAGCATCCAATTCATCTGCTGCATTGGATTATATTACAATAGATACACTTGGTAATGCACAAGATTTTGGAGATTTATCTGATACATCATATGAAGGTAGTGGATTAGCATCAAGAACTCGTGGTGTTCAATGTCTCGGATATACGAATCCAGCTACTAGTAACATACTAGAGTTTATAACAATTGCATCCACAGGAAACGCACAAGACTTTGGAGATTTGATTGGCACTTTAACAAGAATTAGTGGTGCATGTGCAAATCAAACTCGTGGAATATGGGGAAATGGTGGTCCAGGATCCATGACCAATGTAAAACAATACATAACCATTGCATCAGAAGGAAATGCAGTTGATTTTGGTGATAGTCTCTTTACTGGAGTATATACAGCGGGACTATCATCTGCAGTAAGAGGTGTATGGGGAGGAGGTGATCCAAGTCCAATTAGAGACATAATTGATTATGTTACTATTTCAACTACAGGAAACGCACTGGATTTTGGCAATCTAACTCAAGCAAAACTAATGCCTGCTGCTGCTGCAAGTGCAACTCGTGGATTATTCATGGGAGGAAATACTCCAACAAAGTTGACAGAAATTGATTTTATAACAATTGCAACCACAGGAAATGCTCAAGATTTTGGTGATTTAACCGAAGTAACATCTTTTGGTCCTGGAATGGCATCTCCAACTCGGGGAATAATAGCAGGTGGTCAAGGATCAAGTGGTGATATAAATGTAATTCAATATGTAACAATATCAACCACTGGAAACGCAATTGATTTTGGTGATACGACAACTGCTAATGCAAATAATGGTGGTGGTATGTCTAACGGTCACGGAGGTTTATAATCATGTCAAGACTTAATGTAGGTAATCTTTTTAACGAGAATGAAGATGGAGCACCAGTAGTATCAGGTATCTCTACATTCTCATCACCACACTATTTTGTTCCACCATCAGGTTCAACAGCACAGAGACCTTCAAGTCCCGGAGAAGGGATGATAAGGTTTAATACTGATAGTGGTCACCTTGAGTATTATACAGGTCAACTTTGGGTTGATGTGATTACTAATAACAATGAACTTGGTAATCAGTTAGTAACAAACTCTGCTGGTGGAACAGGAACTCGTGCATTAACTGGTGGTGGATATAATGGATCAACACAACAAGATCATATTGATTATCTATCAATTTCAACTCTTGGAAATGCACAGGATTTTGGTAATTTAAACTCTGCTCGTTATGCAATGACGGGACTTTCTAATTCAACAAGAGGAATTGTTGCCGGAGGATCTCCAGTTCCCACAAATATGGAATTTGTGACCATTGCATCAACTGGTAATGGGACATCATTTGGAACCATAGCAAGTCATGGCGAATTTCCTATAGGATTAGCAAATCAAACAAGAGGAATAGTTGCTGGTGGAACAACAGTAGATACAATTAGTTACATAAAAATTGCATCAACAGGAGATTCACAAGATTTTGGTAATTTAACAGTAGCAAGAAGAAGACCAACAGCATGTGCATCATCAGTTCGTGGTATTGTTGCCGGAGGACAAACAATAAATGTAATTGATTACCTCACCATCTCTACAACAGGAAACTCACAAGATTTTGGTGATTGCATGTCTAATGTTTTAACTGCTGGAGGATGTTCTAATTCTGTTCGTGGAATATTTGCTGGTGGATCTCGCCCATCTCCATTTACTCAAGCAAGTTCAGAATTTATAACGATTGCGACGACGGGAAATGGACAAGAGTTTGGTGATTTAACAGTAGCAAGAAGCGCACTGTCTGCTGCATCATCCTCTACTCGTGCAGTTTTTATGGGAGGATACTTTAGCCCAAATAATTACGACACAGTTGATTCCATGGAAATAATGACCACAGGAAATGCAATTGATTTTGGTGATTTAAACGAGTCATTTAATAGTGGAAAATTTGGTTTCTCTAACGGTCACGGAGGAATCTAAATACAACTATGGAGAGTAATATCTGATGTCGATTAAACCAGGAGCACTTAGATTTAATACCGACTCCATGAAGTTGGAACTCTTTCGTGGTAGTGCAAACTATGAAGGATCTGCTTCAATGGCAGGAATCGGCACACTTGCTGCTGGTCAGTGGGAAGAAATACAAGCAACATCACCAGATGTTCAGACTGGTGGAACTCGTGCATTATTTGCGGGAGGGAATGCATTCCCGTCTATAGTTGATATAATTGAATATATTAACCTTGATTCTACAGGTAATGCAATAGATTTTGGTAATTTATTGGAGGCATTAGAATATACATCTGGACTTTCATCAAGAACAAGAGGAGTATTTGGTGGTGGAGATACTGCTCCCGCATATGTTGATAGAATACAATTTGTAACCGTTGCATCGACAGGAAATGCAACAGACTTTGGAGATTTAACTCAAGACAGACACTATGCATCAGGAGTTTCAAATGGGACTCGTGGAATATTTGCTGGTGGAGAAAGACCTGCTTCTGTTAATACCATTGATTATATCACCATTCAATCAACAGGAAATGCAGTTGATTTTGGAGACTTGGGTGGAGTGAGATATGGTCAAGGACCTGCCAATTCAAAAACAAGAGCTATATTTTCTGGAGGATCTCCAAGCACAGATAATCAAGACATGATTATGATGTCTACTTTAGGAAATACTGCCAAATTTGGAGATTTAACCACAACTAATGGTGTGAGAATGGGAGGATCTAATTCTGTTCGAGGACTTGCAATGGGTGGAACTCCTGCTAGAACTCAAGTAGATTATTTTACAATCGCAACTCTTGGTAGTGCTCAAGATTTTGGTGATTTGTCTGTAGGGAGATATTATGGTGCTGGTGCAGCATCAAAGACTCGTATTTGTGCTGCCGGTGGATTTCAAGCTCCAACAAATCCCAGCACTGGACTTGATACAATTGATTATGCTCAAATTATGAGTCTTGGTGATTTTATTGATTTTGGCAACTTAACTGATGGAAGATGGGGACTAACTGGTGGTTTCTCTAATGGTCACGGAGGGTTATAATGTCAGAATTTAAAATCGACCAGATCAAAAGTCAAGATGCAACCGGAGGTCCAAATGTAGCAGGTATCACCACCTTCACTGGAACTTCTGGTATTGTGATGCCTTCTGGTATAACAGCAGGAAGATTTGCTAAAGATTTTATAAGTGATGGACTTGTATTTTACGTTGATATAAGTGAAACCTATGATCCAGCAATATCCACTTCAATTTTTGATCCAATATCTGGAATCAGGGATGATGCATTTGATGGAACTCCAACATTTTCTGCTGCAGACTCCACTGGACCAGATAGATTAGTATTTACTGGAGGAGATGATGGAATTTTATTTGATAGATGTGATCCCATCTTAGGGTTCGCACCAGGAAATCCCCTTACAATATCAGTTTGGGTAAAGGTTGACAAAGATGAGGATGGAACTGCTACAATTTTTAGTATTCAAAGGTGCAATAACCCAGGATTTCAAATTTGGATAAGTCCTGGCGATGGATCGTATAATGATTCTTTCAATACTGGAAGAATTTCATTCAGAATGAGTAATCAATATATTGTAGATACAAGGACAGGTGAAGAACAGGTATTAAATGGACAAATGGCATCAGGTGTACCCGCACCATATGTTGATGGTAGAGGTTACTGGGTCAATATTGTAGCAGTCTATCATGGTCCCTATGCTGAACTTTACATCAATGGAAAATTATCAGGTTTTCATAAGAATGTTACCTACACATGGACCGCTCCAACAGATCCAGCTACAGGAAGTGCCATAGGAATTATGAGAAGATATCCTTGTGGAAATAGTGGATTTACTAATGGAGAATTTAATCACTGTGCAATGTATAGAAGAGCATTAAGTTCTCAAGAGGTCTTACATAATTATAATGTTCTTAAAGGGAGATTTGGATTATGAGCACACCAGGAGCAATTAGATTCAACACAGACTCTATGAAGTTAGAGTATTATCGTGGTGGTCCTGTAGGATTTGGAACTCTTGCAGCAGGAGAATGGGTTCAGATCACAACTGATTCACCAGACATTCAGACTGGTGGAACTCGTGGTGTTTTTGGAGGTGGTGGATCACCCAGTTCAGAAACTGAAATAATAGATTATGTAAACATTAGTACTACAGGTAATCCGATTGATTTTGGAGATTTAAGTACTGCTGTTGGATTTCTTGCATCAGCATCATCGAGGACTCGTGGTGTTTTTGCAGGTGGATATAATGCTCCAACCTTTATCAATACAATAGAGTTTGTAACTATATCTTCCACTGGAAATCCAGTAAATTTTGGTGATTTAACTCTCAAAAGAGGTAAATATAGTGGGTCCTCAAATTCCACGAGAGGTTTATTTTTTGGTGGTCATAGTCCAGCTTTTAATAATTTAATTGATTTTATTACCATTGCAAGCACAGGAGATGCAGTAGATTTTGGTGAAATAACAAATAATAAATTATATACCTCAGCAACTTCTAGTTCTACTAGATCTGTTATTTTTGGAGGAATGACTCCTACTAGATTAAACAAAATTGATTTTGTGACTATATCAACTCAAGGAAATGCAGCAGATTTTGGTGACATTGATGGAACAAATCAGGCCAGTGGTGCATGTTCAAATTCTACTAGAGCACTTATGGTTGGTGGAACGGGACCTGTACCTAATACTGGAACAAATGCCATTCAATATATTACAATTTCAACATTAGGTAATGCAGTTGATTTTGGCGATTTAACAGTAGCAAGAAATGCCATAGCATCTGTTAGTAGTTCAACAAGAGGAGTTCATGCCGGTGGACGTGATGGTAGTACAAACTATAATACTATTGACTATAATCAATTAATGTCTTTAGGTAATTCAATTGACTTTGGTGATAGAGGAAGAGGAAATACAAGAGCATCAAGTGCTAGTGCAGGATGTTCCAACGGTCACGGTGGACTGGGATAAATACTGTGAGATACTATAGTCGGAGTAACTAATGGGATACGGCGGTGGAGGTGGCGGAGGTGGAGGCTCCGGTGGATCAGGTGCTTCTGGTGGATCTGGGTATCGTCGTGTAGGTGATGATAGAACCGCAAATTTATTTGTAGATAATATAACCAACAGAGATGGAAATAGTGGAACAAAAGTATCTGGTATTGTAGAAACAAAAGGCACTCACTTTGTTCCTCCAAGTGGAACTACGGCAGAGAGAGGTAGTAGAGGTCGTGGTATTTTTGGTGGTGGATACTCATCTTCTCCTCATGCTTCGCAACAATTCATGGACTATGTGACTATTTCAACTCTTGGAAATGCAACTGATTTTGGCGATTTGACTGTAGCAAGATCTGCAAAATCTGGTGGGGCTAGTTCAACAAGAGGAATTTTTCTATCAGGAAGATTTTCACCATCCTCAACGTGGTACAATATAATTGATTATATTACAATATCATCAACCGGTAATGCATTTGATTTTGGTGATTTGCATCAAAATAATAATCCTGCTTTTCAAGGAACTTCAAATGAAATTAGATCGATATATGCAGGTGGATATCTATTACCTGGAACATCTGTGACAGATTTCCAAAAAACAATCGGATATTTTACCATAGCAACAAAAGGAAATGCCTCCGAATTTGGATCTCTCACTATTACTGGAAGAAGACCTTATCAAGGATCAAATGGTGTTCGTGGTATTTGGGGAGGATCAAGAATTGTAAGTTCTTTTTACAATACAATTGATTATGTAAATATAATGACCACGGGTGATGCAAAAAATTTTGGTGATTTGACCGTGGCAAGGGCAAATAGTACTGGAAGTGCAACTTCATCAACGAGGATGGTGATGTATTGTGGTCTTACCCCATCATATACTAATACTATGGATTACATAACAATGTCATCTACCGGTAATGCAACCGATTTTGGTGATGCAGGATCTGGTGCTGAAGGTTCAGGAGGAACATCAAATTCTACTAGAGGAGTTTTTCAACCAGGAACTCCGTCAAATGGAGATACATTGGAGTATCTAACTATAGCAACTACTGGCAATTCATCTGATTTTGGTGATTTAAATACTGGTAGAAGAGTTTATGGTTCTTTATCTGATTCACATGGTGGTCTTGGATAAATAATCGTATGAGATATTAACCGATGTCAGAGATTAAGGTAAACAATATACAAGGTTTAAGCGGAACTCATGGTCCTGTGATGTCTGGCACCGTTGAGATGAACTCTACTGGTGCGATGTCACTACCAAGAGGTGATACTACCTATCGTGGTGGTAGAGGTCGTGGTATATTTGGTGGTGGTAGAACATCTCCCGAGGGTATAAGAGATACTATTGATTATTTCACTATTGCAACTCTAGGTAATGCAACAGATTTTGGAAATTTAACAACATCAACCTCAGAATTTGGTGGATGTGCATCATCCACTCGTGGTATCTTCATGGGTGGAGAAACATTTCCAACCAATATCAATGTCATACAATATATCACAATTCAATCAACTGGAAATACTTTTGACTTTGGAGACTTAACCAGACAAAAAAGAGCAACTAGTTGTCTTTCTGATAATACTAGAGGTATTTGTGTAGGAGGGAGTATTGCTCCCACTATTACGGCATTCACTGAGATTGAATATATAACCATCGCATCAAAAGGTAATGCATCTAGATTTGGAGATACATCAATAACATCTAGATATGCAATGTCACATTCCTCACCAACTAGAGGTGTTATTGCCATAGGAGCACATCCATTTTCGTCTCCATATCCTCCTGTCAATAATATAGAATATGTAACAATATCTACTGAAGGTAATGCACAAGACTTTGGTGATTTGACAGATGCAAGAAGAGAAGGTGCGAGTGCTTCCAATTCCACAAGAGGATTATTTTTTGGAGGAAATCAATCTCCAAATAGTACAAATGTTATTGATTATATAACGATTGCAAGTCTTGGTGATGCAATAGATTTTGGTGATTGTCTTAGTGGATGTTCTTTAGGATCGGCATGTTCTTCACCGACCAGAGCAATTTTTGGTGATATGACTGGTGATGGTAATTCTATTTCTTATGTAACTATCAATACTCTTGGAAATGCACAGGATTTTGGAGATCTCACGGTCGCAAGAAATCAAACTGCTGCTTGTTCTGATTCACATGGAGGTCTAGGCTAATGGGATACGGTGGTGGAGGCGGTGGAGGAGGCGGCGGAGGCGGTGGTGGCTCCGGCGGTTCTGGTGGTTCTGGTGGGGCAGGAGGTGGTGGAGGTTACACCACAGTAGGAGGTGGAAGTGCCTTCGGTGGAAGTGATGATTTTGAACTTCCTTCTTACAATCAAGCACCCGCAGGATCAATCAGATTTAATACTGACTCCAAGAAATTAGAAGTTTATATACTCGGACCTGTTTCTGATGGAGTAACTCCTAACGGGATATGGATGGAAGTTGATAGTTGGTCACCAGATTTGATGACTGGTGGTACTCGTGCAGTATTTGGTGCTGGAATTAACCCATCTAATGTTCAAACAACAGATTATGTAAATGTTTCATCTACTGGAAATGCAATTAATTTTGGTAATTTAACTCAAACTGGTGGTGCATATAGAACTGCTTGTGCATCAAGAACTAAGGGTGTATTCTTTAATGCACAGAACTCTACTGGGGTTGATAAGATTATCATAGCATCAACCGGTAGTGCCGCCAGTTTTGGTGCAGCACCAAATGATTATAACCAGGCAGCATCAGTTTCCAATAGTGTCAAAGGATTTAGAGTTGGTGGTTCAGATGCTGGTGTTACTTATGATAACATTTATCAAATTATTTTTGAGAGTGAAGGAGAATATGTAGATTTTGGTAACCTTGTTGGAGGTAGATTAACATTCCAAGGAGTGAATTCATCAACTCGTGGTGTTTTTGCTGGAGGTAGATCAACACCTAGTACTCCAACTGCTATGAATAATATTGATTATTTTCAAATGGCAACTGCAGGAAATTCTGCAGACTTTGGAGATTTATCTCAGGCAGTGAGAGGTGTTTTGCCTTCGTGCAATTCTGTAAGAGGACTTTTTGCCGGAGGAAGTAATCCATCACCAAGTATTAATACTGATGCGATTGAATATGTAACCATTGCAACACTAGGAAATTCAATTGATTTTGGAGATTTGGTTGCCACTGGTAATGCAAACGATATGTGTGGAAATGCATCATCACCTACTCGTGGCATATTTGCAGGAACTCCCACAAATGAAATTCAATATGTTCAAATTATGTCTCTTGGTGATGCAGTTGATTTTGGCAATTTAAGTTCCGGCAGATCTTCTGTTGGTGCATGTTCTAACGGTCACGGTGGACTCTAATCACCAAGCCCAAGATACAGCAGAGTAACGCTTACCTTTGGTTGCTTCCTTCACACCATGAGGGAACAAGAAGAGAGACGGGAACATAATAATATCACCCTTACCTAGGGGCACAACATAATCATCCCAGAAGAATAGTTCTGCACCTTCATAGTCATCATTCAGGTTGAGAATGAATGAAAGGACAGGAATACCTTTCTCATTACCATCAAACAGTGAATGGATATGATCATGATGCTGACGCATAATCTGTCCTGGTGCATAACGATTAAAACGAATTGCACTGAACTTATTCATAATTTGTTGGGTTCTTTCGCACTGAAATGAATAGATTGCATTGTATGCTGCACCTGCCTGAATCATAAAAGGTGTCAGCAGTTGTTGGTGTTCACCGGTAATGTTCTGCACATCCAGTTCCATCGTCTCTTCAGAACCGAATGAGTTGGCAACATTATTGTACCAAGTGTGTGGTCTCCATTCATTCTTTTCAATCTCTTCTACGAGATATTCACACAGATTAGCAGGAATAATACCCCTCTCAACGTGAATCAAATCACGCAGTTGAGTATCATATTTGTTCATTGCGATCATGTTAGGTGAAACGGTCATTGTACTAACTCCAGTGGTCTTGCTTGTTCACATTTACGACAAAAATCTTGCTGAAACCTTAACTTTTGAGTTTCATATGCCTCAGAACTTAAAAGTTCTTTGAGTGGTGTATCATTTATATTACCACAACTATACTCTTGATGATAGTCATGGCAGCAGTAGAATACATTACCTTTGATTCCAAAGTATAAGTTATCAAAGTATCCTGCATTGCATCTTAATGGGTTATCTCCCCAATCAATTGAACCAGTCGGCAGTTTCTGTGTCTCACACTCTACACCCTCAAGTGTGCCTGCTCTATCAATCAATCCGGTCATGCTAAAGTTGATACCAGGAGGACATCTTTGGAACTTCTGATAGACCTTCATAAACTCTTGCTTATGATTCTCACTACCATCACCATTTACAATCACAGTGATAGGAAAGTTCAGTTTCTGTGAGTTCTCAAACAGATACATCAGTTGATAATACATCCGATACATCACGGCAGTTGATGCACCTGTAATATCTTTCCACTTCTTCTCATCCATCGTAGGAATATTGAGACGGAATTGTTTGATTCTCTGTGGATTCTCAATCAACCAATCAGTCAATTCAGTTGTGACCATACTTCCATTGGAGATATGTTCATAATTAAATCCCATATCAGTCATTATCTGTAACTTCTCCTTGAATGTATCATCAAGGTTTGGTTCATTATATGTGGCGAATGAGACATCATTGAGTTCCCATTGCGTATAAACAGAACGAATTTCTGTGAGAATCTTCCTGAATTGTTCCAGGGTCATGCACTCCTTCGGTGCAGGTTTATCATAGGCATTAGGACAGAACCAGCACTTATAGTTACAATGAGTATTATTTTCTATCTGTGCAATTCTATAACCAAACCCATGAAAGTCTGGCAGTGGACGTGCTAGTGTGGAAGTCATACGCAGCGATCCAGTGGTAGATAAGTCAGTGAATTGATGTCACCTAGACTACCCTTCACCCAAGTATTAAAGGACAAACTAATACGTTCAGTGTCTGATTGGTTAGCAGGAACACTATGAGTCAGGTTACTTGGAAAGATAATTAGTTCTCCCATCTTCATAGGCAGCATGAATGTTGCGCTATTAAAGTTATTGTACTTTTCATTTGATAAAGCAATGTCCCGTTGTGCTCTACTACGAAACTGAATCGGTGGCAATTGTTCATTAATGACAGGATACCACACACCACTAATCATACTATTAGGATGTACATGTTCGTGATGTGATTCACCCTTACCAGATTTATTGACCCATGATTGTGTAATTATCACCTCATCCTTAGAGCACATGATCTCCCGTGCAAATTTAAATATTTTGGACCTGATAAACTCTCTGACATTTGCCAGTTCTGGTTCATCTAATACAAAAGTATTTTCAGATTGTCGATTATAGTGAATCTTATTGCCAACATCTCCACCTTTATTTTCTCTACGACATGGTAAATCTTGAATAAATTTAAGTTCTTTATCATATGGCACTGGATAAGGTGCAATAAGAACGGGGGTTGGGAATAATGATAGTAATTCGTCTTGAGCCATTTCTTCAAACCTAACAAAGGTATTTTACTTGTATTTTCATGGGTTGTCAAGTATAATTAGATTAGTTACCATTCAAAACATGAATTTCATTATATATTCAAAAAATAATTGTCCTTATTGTACTAAGGTAAAATCTGTGTTAGAATTGACAGAACAAAAACATGTTGTTTATGTCCTTGATAGGGACTTTACAAAGGAAGAATTCTATGATAAATTTGGAGAGGGATCAACCTTTCCTCAGGTTATTTGTGACGATAAACAATTAGGAGGCTGTGTTGATACAATCAAATTCCTCAGAGAACAACGAATTATCTAAACCCGTAATAAATAAAAATAACATTCATGTAAATCGTGGTGTTGAACTCTTGCTTAATGGAGGTAAAAGAAAGCAGAACCAATTTCACATCATCTTTGAAAAGATGGTTTGCTTTCTGAATCGGGAAGTTACCGTCTACTTTGAATTTTCTTTCAATTTAAAAAAGAAAAAGGTAGTTCCCAGGAGGAAAAACAATGTTAGCAGTTAGTTTAGTTTTTGGTTCATTTTTAACCGTGCTTTTTTTAATTGTAGGACTTATAGGTGGATGGACTGCTAGAGAATACATGATGAACTATCGGGAAGTACCAAGACCTCACCCCGAAATGTTTGATAATCAGGGAAATCTTATTCCAGATGAGGTCATAGCATTTAATTTTGAAAACTATTATGACGACAACGAAGAACACGACGAAGAAAACTAAAACAGTTACTGTGACGGCAAAATCTTCTACTAATTTAAATCTTCCGAAAAATCCTTTTATGTTTGAGATTCTGGATTTGGTTTCCAAACAACGAACTAAGGCAAAAAAAGTTGAAGTTCTTAAAAAATATGAAGAACTTTGTTTGAAAGGAATTCTTATTTGGAATTATGATGATTCTGTAGTAACTCTTCTTCCAGAAGGTGAAGTTCCTTATGCAGATCCAGAAGATCAAGTTACTTATAGTGGAACTCTTTCTACAAAAATTGAAGAATCAATTCGTAAAATATATGAAAATGGTTCTTTTTCATTGGGAGCCGGTGATTCGCAAGGTAGAACAACTATTCGTAGAGAATTTAAAAACTTTTATCAGTTCGTTAAGGGTGGAAATTCGGGTTTGAATAGTATTCGTCGAGAGACAATGTTTATTAATATCCTTCAAGGACTTCATCCACTCGAAGCAGAAATTCTGTGTCTGGTGAAGGATGGAAATTTGGAAGATAAGTATAAAATTACAAAAGAAATCGTATCAGAAGCATATTCTGATATTCAATGGGGAGGGAGATCCTAATGACAAATCAACTGGGTGATGCACCCGTTAGAAAAACAGAAGAACAAATGGAGCAATCTAATATCGAGATTGAAATTATTCATCCTTCAAAATATGGATGTGAAATTCTTCTTGAAAGAACTACGATGGATAAAGTAAAAGATAAATCTTTTCCAACTGATGCAAGAATTGTGAGATATGTTATTGATGGTAAAGAATATATCGATCTTACAAGAGGTAAAAAAATGTCTAACATTTTTGATATGTATTATGATAGATTTGGTCCTGGTGCAGTAAAGGCAATTGACTTTGGATATGGTTCAGTCAATCCAAAGATGTGGGGTTACAAAGCACCCGAAAAGAAAAAGCGAAAGTGATTTCCCAAAAGGGGGGAAAAATTTTCCAGGAAATTTTTGGTCTGTGGGGTTTTTTAAAAAAATGACTAAAGGATTTAATGTCGATTCTGTAGAAGTTGAAATGTCAAAAGGAGACATGAAACGATTGATTAAAAAATATAAGAAATTAAAAAAATTTCAAAAATCCAATCTTCATACGATTGAGACACTCGGAGGAAAGGATACAATCATTGAAAAATTGATACAAGAGTCCGATGGGTATGAATTGTAACACATGTTACAAACTTACTTGACTATATAGTGCATAGGGTATATAATATACCTATCGTTCATCAGAGGAAACTCTGACGCAAGTAAGTCGCGGAACGGAGCCGTTCATCCTATGTTAGAATTATTTTTACTTGCCAAACAACCCGATATTCCTTGTATTCACATCAAGGAAGTTATTCAGGTTGTGAGAGAAGCTAAAAATGTTTCTAAAAAAGAAAAAAGAAGAATCATTCATAGAATTGAAATAAATTCTTCTTGTAAAAACTCATAGGACGCAAACGACTGAAGGAACGACTGAAGGAAACACTTTTATAAATAAAAGTGTACGTTCATCCCATCAGATAATGAGGCAGTGCTCTAAATGTTCTGAATATAAACCTTTATCTTCTTTCTACTCTCAAAGGAAAGTATGTAAAGAGTGTTATAACAAGTCCCGCAAGGATAAGTATAACGGTGATAAAGAATTTAGAATTAAACGAGCAAAACAAATTCAACAGTATAAAAGTGAGAGGGAATCATCTGATAGTGAATTCTATTTAAGAAAGCATCTATCAAGAAGAATTAGACAAACTTTGGTAAAACAGGGTGAATCTAAAATTCTCTTCAATCAATACGGTATTGATGTAAACTCAATATTGTTGAATATTGGAGAAAGACCTTCTCCAGATTATCATTTAGATCATATTCTTCCAGTTTCTGCCTTTGATTTTACAGACCCATTTCAAGTATGGGCTTGTAATCATAAAGATAATTTAATGTGGTTAGATTCTAAAAAGAATATAGAAAAAAGTGATAAACATTCTCCAGAAGATCTTTTAAAGTATCTGCAAGAGATGAAATCTGAATGGGACGCAAGTAGAGCATAAGGGAACGGTACGTTCGGAAAGGAAATCATCTCAACCTTTCTGCGTTCTATGCTCCAAGGAACGGGAACTCGGATCACCCTACGGGGTTAAAGGAGAAAAAACTACCCATTCTTTTAGGAGTCAATCATGAACACACTTACTATCATCAAAAGGCAAATCGAAAAGAAAGCACGTCTGCATGATGCTCAGATTCACATCACCAAATATCGTGGTGTTGATTATGATACTCGTTGTGTAGAAAGCAAAGAACCTCACGGTACTTTCTGCTATCGTGGTCTTTCATATAGCAAATGAGGCAATTATGGAAGCACTACAAACTGCAGGGTTAATTACCTTGGGATGTGTGACCATAATGTCTTTGTTCTATGGTGAAATCGTTCTTCTTAAGAGAGGTTGAGAAACCTCTCTTTTTTTATATTTAAGTAACAAAGACACAAATGTTAGTGAATTAACACAAACTTGTATAGATAGTATAGAATTAGGAAAAAGCATATGAAGTGAAAATCATGCTTTTGTTATAAACATATTAAATTGCGGGAGATGAGATGCATGATCGACTATCTCGTAATCAATTAGCAGAATGGCGTCATTTTGAGGAAACCGTAGACAGATGTAATGACGAATTAGATCTGATAAATGATTACTTCGACTGTTTAATTGAATGCGATGAGGACCAAGGAACTTGTAAAAGAATTTGTAAAATTTTACTTAATGCGGGGGGTTGACTACCCCTCTTTTTTTGTGTAAAATGTTAAGGTGATATTCTATTTTATATGGAAAAAGAAAGACTCAAACTAATAGTAAAAAATTTAGAACTATTGGTTGATTCTCTTAAGGCAGAAATATTTTCCGATGTTGATGCCTATACTGATAAGAGAGAAAATTATGATGATCATCCAGAGTCTAAATATGGAGATTATGATGAAATCTACAACGATGATGATGGTTACCCAGACTAAAGACTTATGACAGTAAAATTTATTAGCATTACTCCTGATGCGGAGAAAATGATGGCATATGTTGCTCGCGTTAGTAACCCCTCTAATCAGGATAATGAAAAGTATTCTGGACTCTTGAAATATTGTATCAAGCATAATCATTGGAGTGTGTTTGAACAGAGTTATATGACTCTTGAAATTTCAACCACACGGGCAATCGCAGCTCAGATATTGCGTCACAGAAGTTTTACATATCAAGAATTTTCTCAAAGATATGCCGATTCTTCACTTTTGGGTGAAAAAATTAAACTTCCAGAATTACGAAGACAAGATACTAAAAATCGTCAAAATTCCATTGATGATTTAGATGAGTTTATGGTTCAAAAATTTCAGATGCAAATGAAGACTTTATTTGATTCTTCAATGGCACTTTACCAACAAATGCTTGAAGCAGGAGTGGCAAAGGAATGTGCAAGAAATGTGCTTCCACTCTGTGTTGGCACAAAAATTTACATGACGGGCTCATGTCGCTCATGGATTCATTATATAACTCTGAGGTCTGCAAACGGCACTCAGAAGGAGCACATGGACGTTGCACTTGCATGTAAGGAAGTGTTCAAAGAGCAGTTTCCGTCCGTTTCAGAGGCACTGGAGTGGATCTAAATACCGTTATATTGAATTCATAACAATGGCAACATATCCTGTAAAGAATAAAGAGACTGGTGAAACTAAAGACGTTGTAATGAGTATTCACGATTGGGATCAATGGAGAGACGATAATCCTGATTGGGAAAGATACTACACCCCCGAAAACTCACCTTCTTTTGGCGAGGTTGGTGAATGGAAGGATAAACTTCGCAAGAAAAATCCTGGTTGGAATGATGTATTATCAAAAGTGAAAAAAATGCCCGGTTCATCTATAGATAAAATTTGATATGGCAAGAAGAAAAAGAGCATCTGCAGAACAACCCATCGGGGTTGGACTCACTACAAAGCAGATGAAGCGCAAAAAACCACTGAGTCAAGAATATCTTGTAGATATTGAACCACTTTCCGATAATCAAAAGCGACTTTTTGATTCGTATAAGGAAGGGAAGCATATTGTGGCATATGGATGTGCCGGAACAGGAAAGACTTTTATTACCTTGTATAATGCACTGATGGATGTTCTTTCCGAGAACACTCCATATGAAAGAATCTATCTTGTACGTTCTCTTGTGGCAACCAGAGAGATTGGATTCCTTCCGGGTGATCATGAGGACAAGGCTGATATTTACCAGATTCCATATAAGAATATGGTAAAGTACATGTTCCAGATGCCCAGTGATGCAGACTTTGAGATGCTTTATGGTAATCTCAAATCGCAAGATACAATTAAGTTTTGGAGCACATCATTCCTTCGTGGAACAACACTTGATAATTCAATTGTTATAGTTGATGAGTTTCAAAATCTTAATTTTCATGAACTGGACTCTATTATTACCCGTGTTGGTGAAAACACTAAAATCTGCTTCTGTGGTGATGCCAGACAATCTGATTTAACAAAATCAAATGATAGAAATGGTATTGTTGACTTCATGAACATCTTGAGAAAAATGCAATCTTTTGATATAATAGAGTTTGGAGTGGAAGATATTGTTCGTTCCGGATTAGTCAAAGAATACATCATAGCAAAAATAGAAGCAGGTTTTTAATGTTTAATCATGTTGATTTGAATCTTCCTCGTCTTGATAGAGAGACTATTGATGGAGTTCGTTATTATAAAGTTCCTAATGATGAAGAACTTATCCGATTAGTCTCTATCACTTCGGTGACCAGTCATTTTAATAAAGAAATTTTTGTTAAATGGCGTAAAAAAGTAGGAGAAGAAAAGGCAAATAAGATTACCAAGGCTGCTACAAGTCGTGGTACTGACATGCACTCACTAACAGAAAACTATCTTCTCAATATTCCAGAACTTCCAGAGGTTCAACCCATTTCTAAGTTTTTGTTTGATATTGCCAGATCAGATTTAAATAAAATTGATAATATTCATGCCTTGGAAAGTTCCCTATATAGTAAACAACTTGGTATTGCCGGAACGGTTGATTGTATTGCCGAATATGAAGGCGAACTAGCAATAATTGATTTCAAAACATCCAAGAAACCAAAACCACGGGAGTGGATCGAACACTATTTTGTACAGTGCATGGCATATGGTTGTATGCTGTACGAACTGACAGGCATTTCTGTCAAAAAACTTGTAATTATTATGGCTTGCGAAAATGGAGAATGCGTCGTCTATGAAGAACGAGACAAATCAAAATACATCAAACTTCTTACCCAATACATTAGAAAGTTTGTTGCAGATAAATTGGAACTCTATGGAACCGAATAAAGAATTAGAAAAAGTAATAGAAAAAAAATTTCTCACACCATCAAAGTTTGCCCTTGAAATTGAGGGTATTGTTTCGTCTGAAAAGATGAACTATATTGATGCCATTGTTTATTATTGTGAAATTAATGAACTTGAAATTGAATCTATTGCGAAATTAGTATCCAAACCATTAAAAGAAAAGTTAAAGTGGGATGCCACTCAACTTAATTTTATGAAAAAAACATCGAGAGCAAAATTGCCCTTATGACTGTGACTCCCTTTGAAACCTATCAACATTATTTGTCACTTAAAAATCATTTTACAAATCCAAAATACGATTTCTTTCGCTATGGTGCCAAAACACGAGCTACCGTAGCGTCTTTTAATAAGAGAAAAGATAAGTATTTCTTTGAAAAAACTTCCCGAAAGTATTCGGATAATGAAGTTGTACAATTTTTAGTATCAAATTTTATTTCCGCCGATAACCCACAAAACTTATGGATTGGAGAAATTATCAATTCTGGAGAAAGGACATATGCCGAGTGGATGAAACGACAGCAGAGTTTGACTTACTTGTTCAAAGAACAAAGCAACGAATTACTATCGGAAAACAACTTAGAAAGTCTATTCGATTGCTCCAAAGGACACCCACCAGTTCTAAAAGCATTTCTAGGAGGACAACTATCGTTGGAAAATTTTGTGATTTACGAAAAAATATTCCATTTTTCTGATAAATTCGATAAAAAATTAGATGATCCGGTGTGGGAAACCGTTAGTTTAAAAATTAAAAAATATATACCCTTTCTAAATATTGATGTGTTCCAATATAAAAAACTTTTAAGGAAAATGGTAAATGAGTGATTTTTTTAATTCTGAAATTATTCAAGAGGCACTAGAAGAAATTAATAATCTTCAAGAAAAAATTTATGGCACTGCCATGCATTTTGGTACTATGTCTCAAGAAGAAAAATTAGAGCATATTGATATGATGACTAATCTTTTGGAAAAACAAAGGATTATGTACACTCGATTATCTCTTTCCGATGATCCTGCCGCAGTTGAAATGAAAGAGAATCTCAGAAAGTCTGTTGTTCTGATGGGATTCCCACCGAATACGGACATGAACACACTGTTCTCAACCATGGAAAAAACTGTCCAATCTCTCAAGGACTATATTGACGCTTGAGGGCAACCTTGCTATAATATCAAAGTCAATCCGACAAAATCTAACTAATCCGAGGTAATCCGAATGTCTTTTGCTGATCTTAAGAAGCAATCTAAACTGGGCTCCCTGACTGCCAAACTGGTCAAGGAAGTCGAAAAAATGAATACCAACAGTTCCGGCGACGAGCGTCTGTGGAAACTGGATGTTGATAAGAGTGGTAATGGTTATGCCGTTATTCGCTTTCTCCCTGCTCCCAACGGTGAAGATCTGCCGTTTGTGAAGCTGTACTCTCATGCCTTCCAAGGTTCTGGTGGATGGTACATTGAGAACTCCCTGACTACTCTGGGACAAAAGGATCCCGTGTCTGAGTACAATACCACTCTGTGGAATAACGGTACGGATGCCGGTAAAGAACTGGCACGTAAGCAGAAGCGTAAGCTGACTTATGTCTCTAACATCTATGTGGTGAAGGATCCTGCTAATCCTGAGAACGAAGGCAAGGTATTCCTGTATAAGTACGGTAAGAAAATCTTTGATAAGATTACCACTGCTATGCAACCTGAGTTCGAGGACGAGGAAGCAATCGATCCGTTCGACTTCTGGCAAGGTGCCAACTTCAAGCTGAAGGCAAAGAACGTGGCAGGTTATCGTAACTATGACTCTTCAGAGTTTGCCGCAGTCTCTGCTCTTCTGGACGACGATGAGGCAATGGAAGGTATCTGGAAGAAACAGTACTCTCTTGAAGAGTTTGTTGCTCCCGATCAATTCAAGTCCTATGATGATCTGAAGAAGCGTCTGGATTATGTCCTTGGTAATAAGGGCACTCCTAAGTTTCAGGATCAGGAGACTATCGAGGAAGAAGAAGAGTTTCGCGCACAGAATCGTGGAGACTCCAATCCCGTGCCTCAATCCATGAAGAATGAACTAGATTCTTTGAGTGAGGGACGTGACTTCAACAGTCCTGACATCACTAATTCTTCTAGTGAAGATGAGGATGATGCA